GGCGATGAGCATGGTTCTGCCGGGCGTCACGATCGGGCGTAACGCCATGATCGCGGCGGGGTCGGTGGTGTCGAAGAGCGTGCCGGCGAACCACCTTTACGTAAAAGGCGTGTGCAAGCCGATCGCAAAGGAAGCGGATCGCATGCGGTTTGCGCAGGAAGAGCTTGGGATGGTGCGGCAATGATCACCGTCGCCACTCTGCTCTGGCAGTCGAACGCCCACAGTCTGCCGACGTCCTGCTGCTATGACGAGACGTGGGCGGAGAAGCTGTATCGCGGTTTCGCGCGCAACCTCACGCAGCCGTTTCGGTTCGTGGTGTTCACCGATCGCCCGCGTCGTTTCGGCATCCCGATTGAGCAGCGGGCCATTCGCGAGGATCCGCCGACCTACGCGTGTTGCCTTGAGCCGTACCGCATGGACGTGCCGATGATCTTGGTGGGGCTCGATACGATCGTCACCGGCAACATCGACCACCTCGCCAAGTATTGCCTGACGGCGGACAAGGTGGCGGTGCCGCGTGATCCGATCTTCACCGATACGGTGTGCGACGGCGTGCACCTCGTGCCCGGTGGTTTCGCCCATTGGTACGAAGAGGCGGCCGGCGCGAACGACATGGAGTTCATCAGGTCGCGCAAGGACCAGGTGAACGTCATCGACGATCTGTGGCCGGGGCATGTCCGCAGCTACCGCTGTGACATCAAAACGAAGGGCTTCGGCGACACGCGCATTGCGTATTTTCATGGCGCTGAGAAGGCCCATGAGATCATCGACCGTGAGCCGTGGGTTCGGAGGCACTGGCAGTAAATGGCGCTGACGAACTACGGCACGCTCCGCGCCGCCGCGCTCGATTGGTCATGGACGACGGGAAGCCTGACCGACACGGTCATGGCCAATGACATTTTCCCGATTGTGCAGAGCCAAGTCTATTGGGGCGACAAGACCGCTGGCATGCAGCCGATCGAGCCGCTGCGCATCCGGTCGATGGTTTCGACGGGGACGTTGACTCCGGCGACGGGCGGGACGGTGACGATCTCGACGGGCGTGTCGGCGACATGGCTTGAGTTCATTGAGATGGCGCCGGTCTACAACTACGCCTACGCGATGAACTACGTGGAGCCGTGGAGCTTTCGCAAAGAGGTGGAGGCGCTGTCGAGCACGCAGGCGCCGCAGTGGATTTACACGGTCGAAGGCGACACGCTGTTCGTCGCGCCGGCGTCGGTGGGGACGATCCGGGCGACGTGGTATCAGAAGTTCACGGCGCTCGGGAGCGACAGTTCGACGGACTACATCATCACGAACGCTCCGCAGGTGTACCTGTACGGCATGATCGCGCAGGCATGCCTGTACACGCAGGACGATCGGTATCCGCAGTTCCGGGCGATGTTTGCGGGCGCGATCAAGGCGCTCAACGACACGGACCAACAGCAACGGGCGAGCGGGTCGCGCAGCGTCGCGCGGCCTCGGGTGGTGATTTGATGCAGACCATTTTCGGCGAGATCACCCTGCAGGACATGCGGGCGTCGCCCAAGATCACCGAAATGGTGATGCCGATGGTCGGGCGCGCGTGCCAGTTCGCCGGCGGCCGGTGGACCCCGGAGGATGTTGCGGACGGCTTGATCGATGGTCGCTTTCGCCTGTGGGGCGCGATGCGTCCGCCGGCGGATTTGCAGGCCGTGGCGGTGACGTTCTTGGAGCCCGAGGGCAAGCCAAAACGCGCGATGGAGCTCCTGCTGCTCGGCGGCCCGGACATGCGCGCGATGTTCAGGTTTCTGCCGGCGTTGCAGAAGGTGGCGCGGCAGCAGGGCGCCGATGTCATGCGCGTGCATGGCAAGCGGTCTTGGCAAGATCACATTGGCGACGATTGGAAGCCGGTCGTGACGATCTACGAGCAGGCGCTTGGCGAAGCTCGTCAAGATTGACTTCCCGCCGGGGGTAAGCCGCCGGGGAACGCTCTACGAAACGCAAGGGCGCTGGTACGACGCGAGCCTCGTGCGGTGGTATGAGGGCAGCATGTACCCGGTCGGCGGCTGGGTGGCGCGTTCGACGTCGGCGGTGACGGGCAGTGCGCGTGCGATCTTGCCGTGGGTGGATAACACCAAGCTCTGGTGGATCGCGCTCGGCACGAACAGCAAGCTCTATGCGTTCAGCCAATCAAGCACGACAGGCACGGACATCACGCCGGTCGGTTTGACGACGGGGCGTGCGGACGCGCTCGACGGCGCGGGGTACGGCCTCGGCTATTATGGAACGGGCACGTACGGTACGGCGCGGGTGGACAACGTGACCGTGCAAGAGGCCGATCGCTGGTCCCTCGACACGTTCGACGACGACCTGTTGGCCTGCCTGACGAGCGATGGGCGCATTTGGCGCTGGACGCGGTCGGGCCTGCCGAGCGTGTTGACCAACGCGCCCACGGGCTGCGTCGGCGTGCACGTAACGCCGGAGCGGTTTGTGTTTGCGCTCGGCGCCGGCGGCTATTCGCGGCTCGTTCAGTGGTCGGATCAAGAACAGCCGACCGTATGGACGCCCTCGAGCACGAACCAGGCCGGCGACTTCACCCTGCAGACGCAAGGGCGGGTTCAATGCGCGGCCTCAAGCCGGTTCGGGACAATCATCTGGACCGACCTCGACGTGCATTTGGCGCAGTACATCCGCCTGCCCTACGTCTATTCGATCGACCCGATCGGCGATCAGTGCGGCATCCTCTCAAGGGCGGCGTTCGCGGTTGCCGACAGCGCCGTCTATTGGATGGGGACGTCAGGTTTTTTCCGGTTTGACGGCGGCGGTGTGCAGAAGCTCGCGTGTGACGTGTTCGACGCCGTGTTTCTGGATCTGTCGCGGGTGCAGCGGTCGAAGACGTTCGCTTGGTACAACAGCCAATACAGCGAAGTCTGGTGGCACTATCCGTCGTCCGCGGCGACTGAGGTTGACCGCTACGTCGTGTACAATACCCGCGAGGATCACTGGTCTATCGGGGCGCTGGCGCGGACGACGGGAGTTGATCGCGGGATTGCGGGCTATCCGATCCTGTGCGGCTCGGACGGCATTTTGTACGACCACGAGCGCGGATCGAGCTGGAGCGGCGTGCAGCCGTATGCGGATAGCGGCCCGACAGAAATTGGCGAGGGCGATACGGTCGCGCGCGTGCGCCGGTTGATCTTCGACGAGAAGACCAGCGGCGACGTGCGGGTGTCGATGCTGACGCGCAATTGGCCCAACGGTACGGAGACGACGGCGGGACCGTTTGCGAGCGGCAACCCGGTAAGCGTGCGTGTCGCAGGTCGGCAGTTGCGGTTGAAGGTGGAGTTCCTGCAGGTCGGCGAATGGGGCACGCCGCGCCTTGAGATCATCGAGGGGGGCAAGCGGTGAGGTTTCAGCCGGCGCCGGCGCTTTACTCTGCGACGGCCGAAAATGAGTTTCGGGCCAATGTGGCGCGGCAGATCGATACGGTGCTGCGCTCGGATCGCGACGTGGAGCTCGTGACGACGCGCATCATCCTGCGCAGTCCGAACGGCTCGAGGTTTGCGCTGACGGTGAGCAACGCGGGCGTTCTGTCGGCGACCGCGCTGTGAAAGTCCCGATTGACGAGGCGGCGTGGCAGGCCAGAGGCGTGCCAACCATCGTCGAAGATAATCGCGTGCGCGTGCGTCTCTTGAACGACCATGCGTCGCATGTGTGGATCGACTTGCAGCGAGAGGGCGATTGCGTCCTGCTCATGGTTGATCGTTCGTCCCTTCATCGCCGGATCGCGGATGCGATCGGCGTGACCGAGGTTTGAGCGATGGCCCTGTTCGGGTTCGGAAAGAACAATTCCAAGAGCAGTACGACGACGAACGAGACGTCTACGGAGACGCCGAACGTCCCCGAGTGGTTGCGCGCGCCGTTCGGCGAGTACACGGACCAATGGCGCAACATGGTCGGCCTGACGGACAATCCGTCGCTGTACACGGTCGGCGCGAATGGCAACCAGATCGGCGCGGCGCGACGCGCGCAGGGCATCGACACGCGCAACAGCATGGTGGGCGGCGAGAGCCTGCTCGGTGTGTTGGCGGGCGCTGATTTCCTTGGCGGCATGCCGTATCAGCAGCGATCTGGCGGGCTGCTCTCAAACCTCGAAAACTACAGCGCGCCGACCGTCAACATGCCGCAGAACTGGCGCGCATCGCTCACGGCGCCAACGGGCAACTACAACGCCAACACGCTCGCAGGGACGGACCTGTCTTCATACTTCAGCCCGTTTCAATCGCAGGTCATCGACGCGTCGATGAACGACTATGGCAACCTGCTGGCGCAAGGCATGAACTCGATCAAAGCCAACACGCCGACCGGCGCTTATGGCGGTGCGCGGCAAGGCGTGGCGATGGGGCAGTTCGCAGCGGACGCGGCGCGCAATCAAGCGTCGCAACTGGCGGGTCTGCGGCAGAGCGGGTTTCAAAACGCGCAACAGGCTGGGCAGTTCGACGTCAACAACCGGAACCAGTTCCAAGGCCAGCAAAACGCCGACCTGTTCTCGGCGTCTGGCCAGAACGCCGCAGCGCGCAACAACATGTTGCTGGCGCGCAACCAAGCGGACATCGGCACGCAGCAGTTCAACTCTGGCCAGGATTTGGCGTCGGCCGGCCTGCGCCGCGGCATCGCTAACGACTTCGGCCAGCTCGGCTCAAGCATCAATTCCGACATGCTCAACCAGGCGCGGTTCAAGGCCGACCTTGCCAACAGCATGATCGGCGCGGGATCGGCCATCAACGCGGACCAGCGGGCCAACACAAGCTTGCTGCAACAGACCGGCGACAGCATGCGCGGCATCGATCTGGCGAACAATCCGACGCTGGCGCGCATGCAGTATCTCGCCAACCTTGGCCAGATGCTCGGCTTCACGAATGCGGACCTGTTCACGGGCAAAACGACGAACTCGACGGGGACGAGTTCAAGCAAGGGCAGCGGGACGCAGTTTGGCTTCCAGCTTGGGGGCAATAAGTAATGCCGATGTTCGGGTATCGTCGCCCCGACGAAATCGGGGCCGGGTATTCGCCCAATGCCGCGCCGATGGTTGCGAGCTCGGCGCCGGTTTCGCAACCGGCGGTCGCTCAGCCCGCAATCGGCATGACCAAAGGCGGCAAGCCGCGCGGGTTGTTCGGCAAAGTGGTGCACTCGCTGAATTTTTTCGACGAGGATCCGACGTTCGGCGACTGGCTCATTGGCGGCACGTCGCGGCTCGACGAGCTGCGCGATCGCCGCGTTAAGGCGGCCCAGCGCGAGCAAACGCAGGCGGCGCTCAATCAGTACATTCAGAACCTGCCGCCCGAGCTGCAGCCGCTTGCGCGGCTCATGCCGGATGAGGTCGGCAAGGTGGCGTTGAAGCAGTACGAGCCGGACGAGTACGGGTATTCGGACGGGGTGATGTACAATAAGCGGCGGCCGGAGGCGACGCGGGTCGCCGACAAGCCGATCGACCCGATCGCGCTGGCGCGGCTGCAGCTCGACAATGACAAGTTTAAGTTTGACCAGCAGCAGGCCGGTCAAATGACGCCGCATCAGCGGGCGCAGTTCGATTTGGCGACGAAGAAGTTCAACGCGGGCCTTGACGACAATGGCGCGCCACGACCGCTCAAAGGGCCAGACGCGCACTTGCTGACAAAGGCTCGAGACGCGGCCGATACGGCTCAAAGCATGACGGCGCTGCTTGATATGTTCGACGAGGCCAACCGAAAGGCCTCTTCCGGCCCCGGCGCCGGGCTTCAGGTGTGGAGCCCAGAGATTGGCCAGATGAAAAGTGCAGAGACGCAGATGCGTTCATTCATGCGGCCGGCGGGTTCCGGGGCGACGTCGGATTACGAGCAGCGCCTTTATGCTCAGGGCCCCCCGAGTGTGGACAAGCCGGGCGCGGTCAATGCGGCTCTGTCGGCCAATTTCCGCAAGCTCGCGGCAATTCAGAATGCGCGTCGCGACTTCTATGAAACGTTTTCTCAGCGGTACGGCCACTTGAACGGCGCTGAGCAGCAGTTCCGCGCATCGCCTGAGTTCACAAAACTGACGGCGCAGGCGGGAAATTCAGCCGCGCCGGCAAACGCACCTCCTGCGCGTCCTGACCCGCTTGGAATTCGCAAATGACGCGATTTTCGGAGATTCGGGCGCAACACCCAGAATACCACGACATGAGCGACGCCGATCTGGCGCGGGGGCTCCACGAAAAATTCTATTCGGACATGCCGTTCCGCGAGTTTGCGCAAAGGGTTGGTTACAACACGTCATCGGGCTACGGGGCCGCGCGCGTCGATCAGGAGCGCAGGCAAGTGCCGCGCGGCATCGACGGCGGTTTCACCGACCAAGTGCTGAACAATCTGGGCGTCGGCGACGAAATCGACGGCGCGGCCGCAGCGACCGTTCAGGCGGGTCGCAACCTGATGAACACGCTGCGCGGCCAGCCCAACACGGTGACGCCTGGCGATGCGTACAGCGCCGCATCCGATGTCCGCCGTCGTTCTGCGGCGGCCTACGCCAAGCAGCACCCCGTGCTCAACGCTCTCGCGACGGCGGGCGGCATTGCGGTTGCGGGACGCCCGCAGACGGCGGGCGTGGCCCCCGCGCAAATCGCGCCGATGAGCGTACTGAGGGCCGGCGTCACGACATCAGGACTGACGGCCCCGTTCGCCTTGGCGCAGGCGGATGGCGATTTAGGGCAACGCGTGCAGACGGCCGCCCCGCAGGTTCTGACTGCGGGGCTGTTCGGCTCCGGGTTGCAAGCGGCGGTCAATCGACTCGCCCGCCCTACGGCTAAGGCGGCCATGCCGGCAAACAACGCCAGCCTTTTCGAGCGCGTCGGCGTGCGCCCGACATATGCCGCCGTTACCGGATCGGAGACGGGCGGTCTGGCGAAGGGCATCGCTGAAAACTGGTTGCTCGGCGGATCTGCAAGACGCAACCTGCAGAACAGCCTTGACGACACCCAGCAGGCCGCCGCCCGCATCGCCGGGTCGTACGGTCAGGTGCGCGGGCCGCAGATTGCGGGCGATGAGGTCGCGCAGGGCGTGACGAACTTCGCGCGCAACAGGGCAGACCCGCGCTCCTTCGCGTCGCGCTCCGGCCGCCTCTATGACCGCGCGTTTGGCATGATCGACAATGCGAACGTCGGCGGCGTTTCGACCAGCGCAACCGGGCAGGCGCTGCAGGACATTCAAAACCGCGTGACCGCGCCTAATCTGGCCAACCTTGTGACCGATCCGCAGATCGGGCGGATTGCCTTAGCGCTGCGCGACGATCAGGGGGCAATCAAGTTTTCGGACCTGCGCGCGCTGCGTTCCTGGGTTCGGGAGGCGCGCGGCAATCCGCAATTGCGGCAGGGCATGGACGAGGCCGCACTTGGCCGGCTTGAAGGCGCTCTGACGCAGGACATCATGGACAGCGCGCGCCAAATCGGCGGCGCGGCGGCAGAACGAACGTTGCGACGCGCGGATCAGTTCTATCGCACCGGATCGCAGCGCCTGCAGCAGATCGACCAGCGCTTCGGCGTCATGAACGATCGCGTCTCGGCCGAAAACCTTTATGGGCGCATCAAGAGCGTGGCGACATCAGGCGCCCGCGCGGACGCGGACAGCCTGCTCGCTCTAAAAAAATCGGTGCCGCAAGACGTGTGGAGCGATGTGGCGGCGACGCTCATTGACGACATGGGCAAGCCCACGGCGGCGGCGCTCGGTGGCGATGCTGCGTTTAGCGTGACGCAGTTCGCCAAGAATTTTGGCGCGGCCGGTCAGCGCGGCGGATTGACCGACGCGGCCAAGGACATCTTGTTTGGCCCAAAGGGCTCAAGTCTGCGGGCGGGACTTGATGAGTTGGCCGAGGTTGCGCGCCTGCAGGGCGGCGTCGAAAGGGCGGCGAACGCCAGCCGGTCGGGCGTATCGGTTCAGAACGTCGGAACCCTCACCGGGGCGGGCGCGATCGCCGCTCAGGCGGCAACCGGAAACGTGCTGCCCGCGGTCGGCGCCATGGCGGGCGGCGCGGGAGTGATGATTACGGGCGAGATGCTGACGAACCCGGCGTTCGTTCGTTGGCTTGCGGGGGCTCCAAAAGCCGGACAGGCGATTGGGGGATGGCGGGCGCATCTGGCTCAACTGGCTCAACTGGGACAGCTTGCAGCACGCGATCCTGCTCTTTCAGCCTATTATAATCAGCAAGTATCCGCTCAGCTTTCGTCGCCCGATCGTCCGCAATACACACCACAGCGAACGCAATAACCAATGCGACGACTTGCTGCCACCAAAGCTCGGCGTAGCCGAGCAAGAACAGACCAGCCGCAAACAGGATCGGAAGAAGGGCGATCGGGCGCATCCGGTCAGCCTACGCCAATTCGCGCCCTTTGATCAAACAGAGGCCTAACCATGCCCACCCAAACCACCGTCTTCAACCTTAACAAACCGACCGTCGCCGGCGACCCCGACACCTGGGGCGGCTCTGCGGGCCTCAACGGATCGCTCGACAAGCTCGAGGCAGCGCTCAAAGCGACGGCGACGACGGGCTCGGCGAATGCGTACGTGCTGTCGAGCGGCCTGTCCCTCACGGCGTACGCCACGGGCCTGACGCTGCGGATCATCCCGAACTTCACGAACAGCGGCGCGGCGACAATCAACGTGGACGGGCTCGGCGCCAAGAGCATCACGAAGCTTGGCGCGACGGCGGTGGCGTCGGGGGATATTACGAGCGGGCGGATTTACACGCTCAGCTACGACGGAACGCAGTTTCAGATCGTCGAGATCAATGCGCTGGATCCGACGCTCAGCACGATTGCGGCGCTGACGCCGACGACGGACCAGTCGATCTACTTTACCGGGTCGGACACGGCGGCGACCTACAGCCTGACGTCGGCGGGCCGGTCGATGGCGAGCGCGGCAAGCGCGACTGCGCAGACGGCGCTGCTCAATGAGTTCACGGGCGACAGCGGATCGGGCGGCCTCAAGGGTCTCGTCAAGGCGCCGATCGCGGGGGACAGCGGCAAGTACCTTAAAGGCGACGGAACCTGGTCAACGCTCAACCCCGCAATATCGTGGGGTGCGCCGGTTGCGACGTGGACGTGGTCAACGAACGTCACGGAAATCGCCTTCACTGGCTTGAGCGCGTATTCTGAGCTTCTGATTATAGCCTATGACGTCACCACGGCGTCGAGTGTCGCGATCCAGTTGCAATGGTCGATTGACAACGGAAGCACCTACATTTCGACATCGACATATGGCCGGTCAGGCGGGGCCACCACATCTGCATCTGTACGCTTCACGGCAGCCACGGCCAGCGCGTATGTCGTCCACATCCTGAACTTCAACACCGCGTCATATCCATCGACCGCCATCTCGCTCATGGATGCGGGGACGAGCCCGATGCTAAGCGTTGACACGACCCTGCGCGCCAAAAACGCCTTCAAGATCCTCAACAGCGGCACCGCCAACTTTACGGCGGGCACGATCCGCGTTTACGGGAAGGCCTAACCATGCCGATGTATCGTGAAATCGTGACGCCCGAAGGCTCGCAGATTGTGCAGCTTACGGCGGAAGAGGAAGCGGCGATCATCAACGCACCGCAGCCGGTCCCGGAGGAAGTCCGCCAAGCCCAAGCGCGCCGCGCGCTCCTCGCTGCGGGATTGCTGACGACCGTTGAGGCGGCCGTCGCTGCGTCCTTGCAGGACATCCAGATTGCGTGGGAGTACGAGCCGAACATCAGGCGCGACAGCCCGATGATCGCGGCGCTTGCGCCAGCGCTCGGCCTGACCGACGCGCAGATTGACGACCTGTTCCGCGCCGCGGCGGCGATCACCTAAGGGCTGACCCATGACAACCGAGGAAGAAGTGGCGGCCATCCTTGAGGGGTGGGCGGTGACGACGTGCGTACAGAACGGGCATTTTTGGACGATCGCGGGGTTTGATCCGTGCGGCCGCAATCATTCGGGCTCAAGGGCGGACCCGATCGAACTCGCCCATGACCTCGCACGCCTTGTCGATCCGCCGCCGCCGATTGAGATCGATCCCACGCCAGAACCAGTCCAGCCCACGGTTCTGGCGGAGGCGAGCGCGGGCGTCGAGGCGGCCCCACCGGCCTCGGCGCCCGTTGCGCCTCATGTCAACGAAACGCCGGAACCTCAACACGAGGATCCGGCTCATGTTAACGAACCCGCCGAACTTCAACATGATCCGGCCCCCGTTTATCCCGGCATGATGGTGGTCCCCGACCAGGAAGGCCCGCTGCGCGGCTGGCTCACCAAGCGCATCACCGAGATCGAAGAGGACCGGCTTGCGGCGGCCGATGATCCGAATGCGCGCGCGCGGCAGATTTGGGGCTTCACGACGTATACGAACCTCACGCGCGGCGGCAACGACATCCCTGCGGACGTGCAGGCGGCCTATGACGAATTTCTGCGCGTGCAGCCGATCATCGACAGGATCGAGGCCTACGCCAAAAACCTGCGCAGGGCGGCGATCAGCGTTGATCTGCAAATGCTCAAGGCGATGGCGGACAAGATCGAGGAGGGCTGGCCGTGAGCAACTGGCAAAACTTCGGGACCGAAGAAGACGCCCCCGGCTGGGGCACGCGTCTGGCGCGCCGTCTGCGCGTCTGGTCGGGGCTGGCCTACCATTGGGCGGGTCAGGCCGTGCACAACATCCAACGCACGCAGATCAAGCTGGTGGTGCGCCTCGCGCCGCTCGACGTGGCGGACGCCAAGCAGCTCGGCGCGCGGCTGTTTGAGCATGAGCCGAAGGACATCGCCGAGAAACAATTGCGCGACGCGGCGTGCACGTACCTTGCCAAAGAGGCCAACACTAAGCTCGAGCCCGATGAGTGGCTGACGCTTGCGCAAGTCTTGCGCACGCTACGCCAGGACTACGGACAGGACGTGCTGAGCCAGCTCGTGCACGCCTCGCTCAACCGCCGCAAAGCCGCGCCCGCTCCCCCGCTTCGTCCGGCAGCTCCCGCAAGCATGCCGGCCCCGGCCTATCAGGTGCAGGGCTTGCTCGGCATTCCTGGGACGCTCGACACCTTCGCGTACATCAGCATGGGGCTGGCGGTCGTCGTGCTGTTTCTCGGCGGTTGGGTGTGGGTCGCCGAAACGCGCATCGACCGGTTGAAGCTCGAGAACCGGGAGTTCAAGAAATACACCAAGATCGTCGAAGAGGACGCCAAGAAGGCGACGGCGCGCGCGATCGATGCGGAGGGCCGCGTCGGCATGGCGAACGCGTCGGTTGCCGAGACGGCGAAGCGGGCGGCGACAGTCAACCAGGCAGAGGTGAAACGGCAAGAGGCGGCCCGCGGGATGCGGCGTCGCGAGGAGGCGAAACGTGCGGCTGAGCGTTCCAACAATCCTGATGGCGTTATCCACGACCCTAACGACTGGCTGCGCGACCTTGCCGCTCAGCCGCTCCTATCAGCCGACCCCGTTGCCGCCCCCGACGCCGCCCGCAGCGCCGGCGGTGGTGATCCCGGCAGCGTGTCTGGAAACGCCGGAGACGCGCCCGGCCCCCGCCGGTGAGCCCGCGCCCGCTCCGAACGCGGGCGATCTCGCCGTCGCCAACTGGGCGGCGCGCGTCGCGAAGGACTATGCGCGGGATCTGATCGTGTGGGGCGAGGGGCTCGTCCTCAAGCAAACGACCTGCAAGACGGCGCTTGAGGCGCAGACGAAGGGCTGATCATGGAACGCAACGGGCTGGAAAATCTGGATGAGCGCTACGTTACGTATCGCGAGCACGCAGAACTGCGTGAAGAGGTGATGCGTCAGCGCGCGAAACTTGAACATCTCCCCGACGATGTGCGCGAGCTGCGCAAGTCGATCGACGCGCTCAAGGATCTGCTCAAGCAGTCGCCGCAGCAATTCCCCGTCGATCAGGTCATGCTCACCATCCACAGGGTCATGGACGGTATGAAGGGCGGGACGGGTCCGTCGTGGTTTGAGCGGATCGTGGGGCTGGTCGGCGCGGCGGCGGTCGGCGGCTTTGTCGTCAAGCTGGCGGGCCTCGGTCACTGATGCGGCTCGCCTTCCCGCGCCCGGTCGCGAAAGAGCCGGATCCGCCGGGGGTGACGATCCCTGAAAGCCTCGTCAAGTCCGCCAAGCTGGCGTCGTGGCTGGCGTTCTTCTCGTTGGTCTATTTCCTCTGGCTCTACACGCTCGACATCGCCAAGGATCGAGCCGCGGCCCTCACGCTCAACAATGTTGGGCCGTTCGTCGGGCTCGGCCTCCAGTTTTGGTGGCCCTACATCATCGGCTTTGGGATGGTCGCCGTGGGCATCCCCTACGTCGCCAAGATCGCCATCCCGGTTTTCATGTCGCTGCGCTGGAAGGGCCAGTTCTATCCTAAGCTCTGGTCGTTGTTCATCGCCGTCGCCGTGTCGCTCGTCGTCGTCGCGGGCACGTTCACGGTGCAAGGCGAAGCGGTCATGGAGAAGGGCCGCGACAGCGCCGTGAAGGTCGAGAAGATCGGGCAAGATCGAGCGGCGCTTGAGGCGCAATTGTCTGTCACCAAGGGCGAGTTGGCCGACATGATGCGGTCTTCAAGCGGCTACCTTGCCACCGCCGCCAGCGTGGGCGCTGCGCAATGGCAGGCTGAGTACATCGACAAGCTCGGACGCAATGATCCGAACGCGGATCGGATTAAACGCGCGCTTGGCGCGGCCAAGGCGGCGGACGCCAAGCGCGAGGAGATCAAGTCTCTGACGCTTGCGCTTGCTGCGGCGCCGACCATCGCCAGCGTGCAGCAGCGCGTGACGTCAAGCGGAACGGGCTGGATTGCCTCGACGATCGACTGGCTTGAGGGCGCACGCGCCATGTTGCTCGCGCTCGTCATGGATATCGTTTGTTTGGTGATGCCGTGGATCGCTCTGCGGCTCGAACAGGCGCGCAAGCTGCAGATGGACGCGGCTGCGCCCCAGGTCGCGACCGTCGATGAAAGCCATATGATCCCGCACTTCACCGAGCAGGTGACGCCACAGCCCATGGATCCGCCCATGGAGGCGTACGACGAGAACGGCGAGCGGCTGGTGTTCCGGAAGGGCCATTACGCGCGCAAGGCGGCGCGGAAGAAGGCGAAGGAGAGTGACCGGCCCGTTCCGTTGAGCGATACTGATCCGCGCGTTGTGCGTGATTTGGAGGCTGGCGATGCGCAGCAAACTGACCGAGGAGCAGAAGCGTCTGCTTCAACAGCAGGACTTGGAGAACCTGATTTACGACATCAGGCCGCTGTCGGAGATGGATCTTCGCCCGAGGTTTTCGTTCCTTCAGGACGAGTGGGACCTGACGGAGAATCCGGACGGGTCGTTCTTGGTGACGCCCAAGAACAAGAAACGGCCCCGGCGCAAACCACCCACGCCGAACGCATCCTGACCATCGAAGAAGCCGAAGCCCTCGTGCAGGCGGGGACGCACGCGTGGGACATTGACAAGGCGGGGAACCGCTTCGTGCGCGAGCTTGAGGCGCAGGCGAAGGCATCGCCGAATGGTGAGGGTGTGATGTTGGAGGACGTCCGTGGCGCTTAGCCCTCAACAGATCGCCGCCATCAAGCGCGCGATCAAAGCGCAGCAGGAGGACGCGCAGCGGATGAAGTCGTTCGCCGCGCCGCGCAGGCGCTGAAACGCAAAAAGCCCCGCCGTGTGACGGGCGGGGCTTGGAGTTATTGCGACACACGCTTGCGGAGATCGAAGACGTTGCCCGGTTTCGCGGCGGCGGCTTTCGCTTTCGCATTGCGCTCGCGCGTGGCCCTCGCCTTGGCGGCAGAAGCCTTGCGCGCTTCCTGCTTCTCCAGCGCGGCGCGCTGGGCCTCGGTGAGCGGCCGGGGCGCGCGGAACGCGCTGGCCGACCACATTACGAGGAGGTGCAAGAAGATCGCCTGCGCCCAGTCGGGGAAGTCGGGTTGCGACTTGCCCGGAGGCGTGAGGCGTTCCGCAGCGTCGCGCCGTTCCCGGCTGTCGGCTTGCGGATCGTTCGCCAGCGTCTTGTCGGCCTCGTAAGCGTCGGAGCCCTGGTAGGTCTCCCACGCCTTGCTCTCACGATCAAGCGCGAACGCTGAGGCGAGATAGCCGACCGGCACGGTGAGCAGCGCGAACGCTACCATCCGAGCCTGCCACGCCCGACCGCTGACCTCTTTGCGAGGATCTTCGCGGAGGGCGCCGGCGATTGCGGAGCCGGCAAAGGCCAGCAGGCCGCAAATCACCGACATGGCGCTGTGGATCAGAGCAGCGCGGGGATAGTCGCCCCACGGCGTGGCCCACAAATCAGCGTGCGGGGCGTTCTCGAACGCGGCCCACGCGCTGTAGGTTTCGAGCACCGCGAGGAGCACGAGCCCGAGGCTCATGATGCCGGCGATCTTCAGCGGGTGGCCGGCGCGCTTGATTTGGCGGCCGGCTTGCTTGATGGATTTATGCATGGCTGTGTCTTTCCAGTCATGGGCTCCTCGCTCGCCTTGCTGTCCAGGCGGAGGCGGGTGAGGGGCCGGTTTTCAAAGAGCAGACGGCGCGTGTTGCATCGTCTGGATATCCAGATAGCGCACCACAAGGGGCTGGTCAACTGGATATCCAGATGCTACAGACGATTTATGCCAAGACCTAGAACCCAAGCCCAGAAGGAGGCCGAGAAGCGCGCGGAGGCTGAAAGCCACGGCAAGACGCTCGTGCGGCACACGGCGGAAAGCGCTGCCGATCTTGCAAAGCTGCGGGAGCGGTTTCCGAAAACGAGCGATCCCGCGTTGATTAGGCTGGCGATGCGCGAACTGGCAAAGAAAGGCAACCGATGAGCTGCGAAATCGAACTCAAGTTCACGCTGCTAGACTTCCTGCGCCGGCTGGGCATGTCCGAGGACGACATCGTCGTCGGTTTGTTCGATGCGCTTCAAAAGCTGACGGATGAGGGCGTTCTAATTGTGCAACGAGATGAGGGCGTTTGGGTGATTCCCGGCTCTCAAATTCAGCCAGCTGATGAAGACGGGCATTGGATTATCGAGGTCCCGTCTGCACAGGCCGAAAACCCTGTGGAGTGGCTAGCCAACGAAGACGATGGTTACGAGATCAGCCTTGGCTTTGGTGATTGCACTACTATCAAGCATGTGCCCGAGGCTGAGCGTAAACTGGGCGCCACCACACCGTAAACACCCCAAGCCCCGCAACGAAAACAAGGCGCCACTGGAGCACCTTCGTTTTGCGGCTTTCACCGCCTGCGCGACAACTTCCACCGTGAGGCGCCGCACGCACCGAACGCCCGCAAGGGTCGGCGTTGGCCTTCCAAACTAGTGACAGGGGTTCGATTCCCCTTACCCGCTCCAGCATTATCAAGCACATAGGCGGACGGGGCGGAAAGCGGTTGTCGCCGGTTGTCGGCGCGGTTGTCCGCCTCCACCATCGGGTCGATGTAGACGGCCAGCATGCGCGCCACTTCCGCCTCGCTCCAACCGAGGCGGCGCGCGATCTGGCCGTTCGACATGCCTTGCGCGGACAGCCTCGACGCGGCGGCTCTGCGCAGCCCGTGCAAGCCCTTGTCGATCCCGAGCGGGGCGAGTGCTGCGGTCAGGCTGTTGTGCAGGCCGTCGGCGGTCCACGGCTTGCCGAGCGTGTTCGTGAGCACGGTGTCGGCGTTGTCCGGACAACCGCGCAATGTGGCGCGCAGGGAGGGGGTGAGGTCGATGATGGCTTCGCGCCCGTACCGTCGCCCTTTTGACGGGCGCCAGCGGATCACGCCGCGCGCGTCGTCGATCGACGCCCACGTGAGGCGCACCAGATCCTCGCGCCGCAGGCCGGTATCGACGGCAAGGCGCACGGCGGCGGACAAGCGGGCGGGGAGAGAGAACACCGCAACCGCGATCTCCGCATCGCTCCACGCCGGCTGCGGCGGCGCGACGTAAAGGCGCGGCATGTCGGCAGTCGGCTTGGCGTCGCTCGGCAACATGTCCTGGCGTCGGCCCCACGTCGCCAGTGCGCCCACGACCGTCTTGATCTGGTCCGCCGTGCGCAGCGAGCGCTCCGCCGCTTCGATGCGCCAGGCGCGAATGCGATCCCGCCCCCCCTTGCCGGCGAATTGGCGCAGATCGAGATCGCCGAGGCGCTTGCGGGCTTCACGCAGGAACTGGCCGTATAGGTCCTGCGTTTGCGTGGCGAGGCGGCGGAACTCGAGGCTGCGCTCGTAATCGTCGATGAGGCGCTTCACCGAACCTTCGACGGGGCGATGACGGTTCGCCAGCAGCTCGAGAATTTCGGCGGCGCGGGGCTCGACTTCCGCCAGCGGGCCGGACCACAGGAGGGGGCCGCCTTCGCCGTCGTAGAGGTACAACCGCCCCTTGGCGATCTTCCGCCTAACGCCCCTTGGCCACACGATCCCGAGCCCATTGCTTGATGCCATCGACCGCCTCCGTCTGAGGAGCGGCGGGCGATTCCGGTTGTTGGGGTGTTAACGCCGGCCTTGCCTGCACGATGAGGCGGCCCGCTTCGTACACGACGACGGCCTCAACGGGGCCGGTCCAGCCGCCATGACGGACGGTGGACAGGGCCAGTTCGCGCAGGCGGTTGCGGTCGGCGGTGCTGGGGAGGGCGGCGGCGAGTTTGGCCGTAATGACGCTGGCGTGAGCAAACGCGATGGAGAGGCGTTCATCCGTGGTCGCGGTCATTTCTCCCACCCCTCGCAAACGTCGCCATCGAAAACCAAATACGCAGCCTTCGGATGATAGCAGCGGCCCGAAAACCAAAAGCGGCATACCCGGACCCGGCCTTGGGTTGTGAAGGCGCTACAGGGTTGGGTCACCGGCTTGTTCCTTCGGTGCGTGCTCGCCGCACCATGTCATCTGTTTTCGCGGGGGGAAAAAGTAGACGTACTCAATCCCAGACGCGCCTTTGCAGACCCACGGCATAGTGCTTCGGATTTGGCACGATCCGTCCATGCCCAGCTCGTCACGCCCGCCAGAGAACCGATAGAAATGCGCGCACGTCTCACACGTCTTTCGCATCGCCCGCCTCCTGTTGCTTCGGCGCGTGCTCGCCGCACCAGTCGTAATGTTCTTTTTGGACTTCTTGCGGGTAACGCTTGCAAACAGGAATGCTGTAACTCGTGCGTGGGCCTCTGGGGTCGCGCTCATTCGGCGCAGAAATCAAAATCGTTCCCCACCAGCGGCACGTCTCACACGTCTTTCGCATCCCCGCCTCCCTGCGCCAGGAACGCGCGGAGGGCGGCGCGGGCGCACGACTGCCAATACGTCCGTTGCATAATGAAGCGATTGGCCTTCACTTCCTCGTTGTAACCCTCGTAAAGCGTTGAATCGCAAATCGCCCTCGCCACCCTCTCCACGTCCGCCTCGCTCGGCTCCGCGCCGACGACGCGCAGGCCGGACGATCCGCGGCCTCGCAGCACGTCTATTGCGTCGCCGGTCGCCTTGCGGAGTTCAAGGTATACTTCGGGCTCGGTCGTGAGGTAGCAACACGCATTGCCGACAGCCAAAGCGAGGTTGTCTGCGACCTCGCGCGCTTTTGGGTCATGCGTCATGATCGGGCCTCCCGCCGTTGAGCGATCCGAACAAGGATCATCCGCTCCACTGTGCCCAAATCGTAGTTCACGGGCATCATGCCCAACGCAATGCGCAGGCAATCCATGCCAAGACACACCATGCGCCTGTGCGCCTCCGTTCGCTCGTCATGCTTCATCGGAGTGTTCTTCAATTTCCGGCAGGTCGACCGTCTGCCCCCTCAGCGCGTGCGTGCAGTCGTCAAGGAACTGGATGCGGCCATCGGTAACAAAGCTGTGGCAGACGGAGGGGCATCCTTCCGGCGTGTCGGCGTCTTTGCCGTTGTAGGTGACGAGGATTGACGGGCTTAGCGTGGGCCGTTCGTAGTAGCCGTTAAAGGCCCAGTTCGGGCGGCTTTCGCCATGCACCGGCAACATGTGCGGGCCATCACAGCCGGGGCAATCGACGCGGACATAGGCTCGACCGTAGCCGTCCTTTGCTTTTTTCGCTCGGGCCATCAGATCAGTCCTTTGTCTTTCGCCAACCATTCAGGGAGTGTCAGCACGCCATCGGCCAACTCGGCTTGCGACTTGGGTATCCAGATGGCGTTTTCGCGCTCGCCATCGTCGGAAACGAGCCACGCTTTCGCGGTCTCGTGGTGAAGCTGCACGGCGCAGTCGATCAAGTCGGATCGGCGCACTCGATCGTCATCAGCCATTCTCGGCCTCCATAATCTTCGCCTCCAGCATCGCGGCGAGGAGGGCCAGGGCGGGGGTTGCCGCTGATTGATGGCGAAGCCCGTATGCGCGCAGCGGCGACGGCACCCACACGCTTGCGCGCGGCTTGATCGCGGCGTTCGTCACGCTCCAGTGTACCCCCGGCAACGCCCGCTCCACCAGGGCGAGGGCGGCGTCGAGGCTGGCGGTGTACTCCGGAATCACCACAAGCCTGCCGGTCGCGTCTCGCGTTTCGTCAATAACGTATGGCGTTTTCCAGTGATTGACGTGCCGCGTCTCGCGTGTCGCGCCAGGGGTCAGCGCCAACCAAACAACGACATCAGTCTCCCGATCCGCCCCCGTCGCGCTTTTCACGCGCTCCAGCAGCTCGCGCAGGGTCGCGGGGGTCGCGGGGGTCGCGGTGATGTCAGTCATGGCGGCTGTATTCCTCAATAGGCGAGCTGATCGTGTAGATGTGAAACTCCTCGTAAAGCTGGATCAGCGTGACCTCGAACGATGCTGCCTCTTTCAGTTCGCTGAAGCGCCGCTGCGCCGCCGCCATCGCTTGTTCGCGCGTTGGGAGGAGGTCTTCCTCGCGGTACGGGAAATACTCGTACTCAGGTTTGCGATCCCCGGCGAAGGTCGTTTTGATCGTCCAGCGTTCTTGCGTTCTCATGGCGTGTCTCCGAGGGCGGCGTAACGATCTGCGGCAATGTTGTGGATGCGCTCTAACTGCCCCGCGGCGGCGCGGAGGGCGGTGGCGGTTTCTTCCTCGCTTGTCGACGTGAACATCTGCTCTTGCCAAGCGACAGCCGCGCGGTTCGCTTCTTCATACTCGGCAAGATCGCGCGCATTTTGTTCGTGCTTTTCCGCCAGCTCCACGAGCCGCGCGGGGGTGATGGGGTCAGTCATGGCGGCCTCGCAAAACAAAACACGCAATGTGTCGCCCGGTGCCCGGCCCGACAGATCCGTCCTCCGTAGCCAGCCATCTCACGTCACCAAGGTTGCGAACCTCCGCGCCCGCGGCCAACAACATCAGCACCCACTTATCGATCGGGTAGACAAGCACGGACTGTTTGCCTTGCTGCTGTTCTGCGATTGCCTTGCGCACCCAAGCCGTCATGCCTTTCTTGCGCCCCTCATGGATGATCGAGCCAAAAGGCGGATTGACATAGTTCGATCGCCCCCACGGCGCTGTAAGCCCGTCGAAATCGTCCGGCTTTGGAAACGGACAGGGATCGAAATCAAACGAGAACTCAGCGTTCAGGCGCGTGTAAAGGTCTGGCGGCGTCAGCCAGTAATGCTTGCCGTCGTCGCCGTTGCCGTCGTGAAATTTGTTAGACACGCGCGACTCTGGAAGCGGAAACAACAAAGGCTCGCTCATGGCGCATCTCCGAGGGCGGCGCGGGCGAAATCCGCAGTCTTTTGCCGGACGATTGCGCGGGCCTCCGCATAGCGCGAGATGGCGTCCATCAAGCCTTGATCCGGCCCGGCCACGCCGCCAGTCGTCTGCGCGGCAACGGAAAGCGCATCGGCCGCGCGTGTGTAATCATGCATCCACGAAGGCCACGCGGCTTTGAGCACAAACGCCTCCCGCGCCTGCGCGGCCTCAAGGGCGGCGGCGAGGCGGGTGACATTGTTGCGCGCCCAGGCGATAAACTCGGCATCGGTTCGCGCATCGCCTTCGCCCAACTCCGAGCCGCGCACACCGTCCGTCGTGACGATGTACCGCGTCATCCGCTGGCCGTCCGGCGTTTCGGCGGCACCCGCATCAAACACCGTGCCGATCAGCCAATCATGTCCGACTTCGGACATTTCATTGACACGCCAAGGGCCTGACGTGGCGGCTGCAATCCTTTCTCGCGCCTCCGCCACGAGCGCGGCGACGTCGTCAGGGGTGGGGGTGGTCATGGACGGGGCTCCAGTGTGACGGGCAGGTACGCACGCGCAATCCAGTGCGACAGCGCGAAGGGGATCTTGGCGATGCGGGCGGACGCGGCTTTGCGGCGCGAGGATTTGCTTGGCAACGAACAAAGGTTCTGGTCGAACCATTCCGCGCCCGCGCCCGCGCCCTTGCGCCCTTCCTCAACATGCCGCGCCACGCTCTCGCTCTGAAAGCTGCGCCCGCTGCCGTCGAAGCGGAAGCCGGGGTTTTTGCGGCCAGCGCGTTCGAGCAACGCCTCGCGCACCTGCGCGCCCTGCGCGCCCGGATTAAACGCCAGCCCCGGCGTGTGGTCCGGGTGATTGGGGTGACGCCAGCCCGCGCCGACACCCGGCACCTTAACACCGCCAAGCGTGCGCGGCATCAGCGCCGGCACGTCGCCCCACAGGTAATAGCTGCCGAAGTTCCAGCGTGCGCGGCCCACCCACGGCTCCGTTCCGCGCACGTTCTCCACGACGAGCGGGATGCGCCGCCCCGCCGCCTGGCTCGCCTCGCGCTGGATGCGGAAGCACGCATCGAACAGGGCATTGAGGTCCGCGATCGTGCGCGAGCCTTTGTAGCCCTCAGGAAAATCGCCCTCGCCACGCAGGGCGCGGGCGATCTGTTTCGCGCGGGACCACGGCATAGCCATGTAAGAATACTCCGTACACGGTGGCGAGGCGACGATCAGGTCTGCGTCCGCAAACTGCGCGCCGTCGAGCGTCAGCACGTCCTGAAGCACCAGGCGCGCGGGGTAGCGTTCGCCGTCATATTCGTGCGCCTCGATGTCGTAGCCGGTCACGTCGTAGCCCGCTGCAAGCAAGCCCTCCGTCCAGCCGCCGAGACCGCAGAACAAGTCGATCGCGCGGGGCTTTCTCACGGCCTCTCCCTCGCAATCAAGGCACACGCCAACAGAAACACGAGCACGCCTATCAGCGCGGACGCGAGGAGGTCGTTGAGAGAGATCATGAGCGCCGCCCCCGCAGGTCGACGACCTTCGGCTCCTCTCGAGGAGGGATGGGATCGCGCGCCTTGGGCGGCGAGGCGCCGGTGTCATTCAGGGAAAGCGCGACGCCAAACGCCGCGCCAAGCAAGAACACGAACACCGTGATGATGATGGTGCAGATGATAAGGAGGAGGTTGATCATCAGTAGCGGCTCCGCTGCTCACGGTCGGCATAGTCGATCGCGTAGGCCTCAAGCTCGCGCTCCTCGTCCGCAGTCAACGTCACGTCGGGGCGCCAGAACAGCTCAGCATGCGTGCATTGTCCGGGCTCGTCCCACGTATCGGGGTAGCCGGGCTGGATGCGGTACTCGACATTGAGCGTCGTGACGCTTTCGTTTTCGTCCGCGTCGTAGCGGATGAGGTCGTACGAGAACTTTCCCTGCTCCCATTTCGGGGCAGGGGTGTTGCGGGTCAAGGCCATCACCGCCCCCACGCGCCAACCGGCACGCCGTAAATCTGCGCGTTGCCGTTGTCCCAGATCGCGGCAAACACCGGGCCACGCGTCAGCCACGTGCCCATGTCATACGGGCGCACGAGACCATGATCCGTGCGCTGAAGATACGTTTGCCCGCTCTCGCGAAACGGGGACAGGCCCATGAAATTGTAATAGTGCGGATAGAAATTGTAATAGTGCGGATACATCATCTCACCCTCCCCAAACCGCCCAGCCGCCAGCATACGGCCGCGTTTGGCGGCGCCAGGCTTCGGTTTCCTCGCACCCCTCTGGCGACAAGTCGTAATCCAGCGTGCGCACATCCTTCGCGATTGCGGCGATCGTCCTGATCACCTCCTCGATCTGGCTCCGCTCGCTGCGGTATTCGTGCGGCCCGTCGCGCAGTTCGCCGAGCGCGAGGTAGAGCTCGTCGAGGGCGCGGGTGATCGGGGGGAGGCAGGGGTGAGTCATTGATAATCCCCTAACGTGTTGATGATTGCGCGAAACAACGACACGACGGCAAACGCCGCGATCGCCGCGCAGACCGCCGTCATCGACCACGAGACGATTGCAAGCTGCATGTCGTTGAGCATTTAGAAGCATCCTTTGGCTGCGGTTGCGGTTGTTGCGGTTGCGAGCGCTCGCTGCGGTATTCGTGCGGGCCTTCGCGCAGTTCGCCGAGCGCGGTTTCCAGCTCCTGGCGTGCGCGGTCTAGGAAGGGCAGGCAGGGGTGGGGGTTGTCGAGGGTGTCGGTCATTGGTCAGTCCCTAAATCACAACATCTTCGGGCCACATGCCGCGAGGGCACCCGTCGATGCCGGGAATTTCGATGTTTTGAAGGTCTTTCCCGACAGCGATTTTCGCCATTGAGCGGCCGGCGACGAATGCGTTCCAAGTGCGAATGATGAGCGCGAACTGCATATCGAGCGGCAATTTCATGCGCGACGCGCGCACTTGAAGCATTCGGTTGCGGAACACCAGCCGGGGGTCGGTTGCGTACAACTCTTCGCCCGTCTGAATGCCTTCGCAAAATTCGCGGCCAAGATCCCAGCGATGTCGGGCGGCGCACCCAAGGAACATGACGGTGGCCATGAATGATGCGGAGCACACGGAGCGCGTCAGGTGCGCCATTTGCGCCGCCTCTTGAACCCGAGCAAAGCGTTCTGATGCGACCGGGAATGCGGCCATAACGATGGAGTTCGTCAGCGGGCGAATGCTGAACTTTGGGTCTTGCGTCTCGCAATACCAATAAATGTGCCGCACAGCCGCGCCGACGATGTTGGTGTGCAGGCCGCCTTTGATCGCTAGGACGTCCGAGATCGTCCGCTTGCGGCCCGTGTCAATCACGTCGATGGTTTCGGGCGGAAAACCGCCAATCAAGATGCACGGAACAGGCGTGTTGGTGTCCACAATCGCCGTGCAACGGTGTTGCCCGTCGATCAGTTCTCCAGCTTCATTAAATGCGATGACGTTCGGGGCGGCGGCCCACGTGCCCGCCAAAATGTCGGCTTTGATTTTGTCGAGGTGTTCCCTCGATACGACGCGGTTTTTGTGCTGTTTGCTCAGAAATTGCCGCGCCATGTCGGGCGTGACGATGGTCGTCAGCTCGTCCCAGCGCCATGCAATTTCTTGCACATCGACCACGGCGAGGGGCTTATCTTTTTGGGTCATTTTACGCGACCCCGTTCCACTAGCGAGTTGCACGGGCAGGCTCCTTTGCGGGCTGCGGTTGCGGGGCTTGCGCGCTCCGCTCTTGCGCGCGGGCCTCCGCTTGGGAGACCACGCGCGCGGCGATGAGGGAGAACCGGACCATCAGAACGGGATTTCGTCGTTGAGGTCATCATCGAAGTCGGGTGCGTTGCGACCGCTCGGAGCGACCTTGCCGCGCGGCTGTCCGAACCCTGCGTCGTTCGTCGCAGGCTTCGCCGGCGGCTGCGCCTGCGCCGGCACGACGCGGACGGTTTGCGGCTTTGGCGCCGTCAGCGCTTGATACTCGGGCGACTTGGCGATGAGCTGCTTCAAGTACTCCGACAGACCCTCGAACAGATCCCGGTCAAACTCGTGCGGATCGAGCGACAAAAGAAACGGCTCGACGCTCGGACCAGGCGAGGCCATGCCACGCCCCAGCTTCACGACGTTCTCGACGTTGGCGTAGGTCTTGCCGTCGCGTTCGCTGTGGACGACCTGCAGTTGGCAGCCGACCGCCAACAGCTTGTCGAGCGTAAAGCCGCCGGGGCCGAAGTCCGTTTCCACGAACTTCTTGCCGCGCCAGCCTTCGAGGTGTTCGCGCAGCTTGGCCTTCTCGTGCATGGAAAACGGGTAGCGGCGCGAGATGATGAAGGGGCGACCGTCCGCCATCGGCGTTTCGGTGTCGAGTTCCCAACGGATCATGATCTCGCGGCGCTTCTCAGTGATGCCGCCCTTGAAGCTGTTGATCCGCTCTTGCGTGCCCAAGTCGATCACGGCGACGCACACGGCGGGGTGCAGACCTTCCGGGGCCGGTTCAAAGTCGCCGCCGCCTTGCGTGGGTTTGGGAAGATGCATCTGAGTCAGTCCTTCAATGTGAGGTGGCCGGCGAGCTGTTCAGCGCGGAGCGTCACAGCGTTCTCGATCCCGTCGAGCCACGCGGCGGGGAGAATGTCGAAAGTCTCGCGATTGGTTTCCCACCACTGCGCCAGCTCGTCGTGCGAGCGGCAGGCGCGGATCTCGCGGGTAATGCGATCCCACTCGCCGGCCTTTTTGGCGGCGGACGAGGACAGGCGCGCAGGCGGCGGCTTAGGCAGCTCCACGGATCGCCTCCATGGCCTGCCGCAGCGCGCTGCGCGTCGTGTTGTCGGGATCGAAATCGGGCGACTGCTCAAGCGCGCGGATCGCGGCGATCAGGGCAGTTTCAGCGCCGTAAAGGTGGAACTCAGCGTCGTGCGCGAGGTCCAGGTCGGCGGGGGTGAGTGGGGTGTTCATGCCCGCAAGACTTGCATGGCATGTAAGAGGCGGTCAAGCGCAAAATTACATCAGCCGTAAATCGGCGCGTCAGCCGTTTGCAACTTTCGACCGCGCAAAGGTTTTTAGGACGAGCAGGGCTTGGGGCTTGTCGTCCTCGGGGACCTGGGACCAGACCTCCTCAATGCCTGCCTCTTTATTTGGAGGCCGAGACATGAGGGCAGTCGGCGTCGTGCGCAGGACTTCTGCAAACATATTCAGAATGTCGATGTCTACGGGCTGTTTTTGCTTTTCGTAGCGCGAGACTGACGCAACAGTCGTCTCGTATTCAAACATCGTCGCGAGCCGATCGACCACGTCTTCCTGAGTGTAGCCGCGATAGTCGCGCCACTGCTTGATGAAGTTCTTAGGTATAGGCCGCTTAAGCCTGTCTTTGACGCGCTTAACCATGCGGCGATCGTTACACATTGCGTAACCGTGCGCCTTCCGCCGCGCGCAAATTGCCTCTTGCGCGAACTTACATGTAATGTAACTTCGTGGGCATGACAAACGACAGCCCCAGCGCGCTTCGCGCATGGCGCGGCGACCGCACGCTCGATGAGGTTGCCGCGCTTCTCCAGACGACCCCCGCAACGATCTCGCGCCTTGAGCGGGGAGAGCAGTGGGTTAGCCGCGAACTGGCGCTCCGCATCAGGGACGTGACGGGCCTTCAGGTGGACGACCTGTTGCCACGGGGCGCCGCATGAGCCTGCCCCGCTCCTACACGCGCCATTCGCTGGAATTCTGGATCAACGGGCTCCGCGAGAGCCTGGCGAACGATCCGGACGGCGAGATGGCCCCGCGCTGGCGCAAGTCGCTCGAGAGAGCGGAGGCCGAATTGTCCGAACTCAAATCAATGATGGGGGAGCAGTCACATGCCCAGGCTCAGCAATACGCCGTGGACGGACGAGGAAGACGCTATCCTGGCGCGCATGTGGCGCGAGGGCGCAAGCGCTTCTCAAATCGCAAAGGCGCTTGATACGGGACGGTCCCGGAACGCCGTGATCGGCCGTGTGCATCGCCTGAACCTGCCCATGCGCATTGAGTACAACTCGAACCGCACCAACGCCTTCGGACGCGTTCGCAACGCGCGCACGGGCCGCAAGCCGCGCAAGGTCATCTATACGCCCGTCGCTGCGGCCCGCGTCCGGGCGCCGACCATCAACCCGCGCAAGGCGGCGTTGCGCGCCGAGCAGATCGAAACGCTCAACGTCCCGTTCCTCGAAGTGCAGCGCTTCCAATGCCGCGCGATCGTGGACGACACGCGCTTTGCTCAGAAGTGCTGCGGCCAGTGGCGGGATGAGGATAGCCCGTACTGCGCCGATCACCGCGCTCTGTATTCGGCTCCAGCGAAAGAGAAGGGGCAGGCGGCATGAGCAACCCCCATTATATCGATCTTGTCGCGCAAAAGCGCGTTGCGTTTGCACCGCGTGGATTTGAGCCGCGTTCGCTTCATCCCGCGTTGAAGCCGCATCAAGAGCACTGCGTGGACTTCGCTGTCCGCCAAGGGTCGGCGGCGCTGTTCCTTGATACGGGCTTGGGCAAGACGCTTTGCGCGCTCGATTGGGGGCGTCAGGTCGTGGAGCGCACGAACCGACCCGTGTTGATGCTTGCGCCTTTGGCCGTTGCTGCGCAGCACGAGCGCGAGGCGGGCAAGTTTGGCATTGACGCGCGCAAGGTCCGCGAAGCCGCCGAGATCAGCGGCGCGCGCATCTACGTCACGAACTACGATCGGCTTGACCGTTTCGACGCTGACGACTTTGCCGGCGTGATCCTAGACGAAAGTTCCATCATCAAGAGCTTTTCGGGCCAGACCTCCAAGGCGCTCATTCAGTCGTTCGCGCGCACGCCGTACCGGCTGGCCTGTACCGCGACGCCCGCGCCCAACGATCACATGGAGCTGGGCCAGCACTCCGAGTTCTTGGGCGTCATGCGCCAGACAATGATGCTGAACCGATGGTTCATCCACGACAGCGCCGACACCGGAACGTGGCGCATGAAGGGCCACGCGGTTGAAGACTTCTGGTCCTGGGTGGCCTCGTGGGCGCGCTGCATCTCCAAGCCGTCCGATATCGGCTTGAGCGATGACGGTTATGACCTGCCGCCGCTCGATCTAGTCAAGCACGAGATCGCGGCGGACCGCTCGATTGACACCGGAGCGGAAAAGGACGGCCAAGCGCGACTGTTCCGCATCCCGGAAACGTCCGCTACGTCAATCCACAAAGAGAAGCGGCTGACGGTCGAGGCCCGCGCCGACGTAATCGCGCGCCTTGTCGCCGCCGAGCCCGGCGAACCGTGGATCGTCTGGTGCGAGACGGACTATGAGGCTGACGCGCTTATGGCGCGCCTTTCAGGCGCCGTTGAAGTACGCGGCTCCATGAAGGCTGACGACAAGGAAGAACGCCTTGCAGCCTTTGCCGACGGCCGCGTGCGCGTGCTCGTGAGCAAGCCGTCCGTGTGCGGATGGGGCCTCAACTGGCAGCATTGCGCCCGCGTCGCCTTCATTGGCCTCTCGTTCTCCTATGAGGCGTTTTATCAGGCCGTTCGCCGGTGCTGGCGCTTCGGCCAGACGCGCCCCGTCAAAGTTCATGTGGCGATGGCCGACACTGAGCGCGCCATCTGGGAAGTCGTGTCCCGCAAGGCCGGCGATCACGACGCCATGAAAGAGCAGATGACCTTGGCCATGCGCCGCGCCGCGAACCTCGTGGCGCATGGCGACTATCAACCGCGCCAGCCGATCCGCTGGCCTTCATTCCTGGGTGCAGCATGACACACGTGATCGACCAAAAGCATGGCGCCAACTGGACGGCGTATAACGCAGACTGCGTGGACGTGCTGTCCGCCATGCCGTCCGACACAATCGGCTTCTCCGTGTTCTCGCCGCCGTTCGCGCATCTGTTCGTGTATTCGGACAGCCCGCGCGACATGGGCAACGTCTCGGATGAAGCGGAGTTCAAGGCGCTTTACGAGCACGTTGCGCGCGAGCTGTATCGCGTCACCAAGCCGGGCCGGCTTGTGGCGGTGCATTGCTCCGACCTTCCGCGCACCAAGTCCATGCATGGCGTCGTGGGGCTCTATGACTTCCCCGCCGATATCCGCGAAGCGCACGAGCGCGCCGGCTGGACGTACCATTCCCGCATCACGGTGTGGAAAGACCCCGTCGTGGAGATGCAGCGCACCAAGGCGTTGGGGCTTCTCTACAAGCAAATCCAGACGGACGCGACGCGCAACCGTCAGGGAATGCCGGACTACGTGCTCGTGTTCCGCAAGACGCCTGAGGACGAAACCAAGGTTGATCGCGTCGGCCAGGACGCCAAGCAGTTCCCGGTGGACATGTGGCAGCAATGGGCGTCGCCCGTCTGGATGGATATCAACCAGACGGATGTGTTGAACGCCCGTGTGGCGCGTGAGGACAAAGACGAGCGCCACCTTTGCCCGCTCCAACTGCCCCTGATTGAGCGATGCATCCGCCTTTGGACCAATCCCGGAGACGTGGTGTTCTCGCCCTTCATGGGCATTGGATCGGAGGGCGTTTCTGCAATCCGAACCGGGCGCAAGTTCATCGGCACGGAATTGAAGCCCGGCTACTTCAATCAGGCCGTGCGTTTCTTGGCCGAAGCTGAGCAAGCCAACACCGCAACTCTCTTCGAGGCTATCGCTTGACCATGGGCATCTTCGCGGGCCTGCCGTCCGACCCGAAGGCGCTTGCGTTGGAATACGCGCGGCGCGGCCTGCCCGTGTTCCCGTGCAAGCCGGAACGCTTCGGGGAGGAGCGCAAGCGCCCATTCACGCGCCACGGGTTCAAGGACGCCACGACCGACCCCATCAAAATCGCCCAGTGGTGGGAGTGGTGGCCCGACGCGCTCGTGGGCATTCCTACGGGCCCGGCGACCGGCCTCATGGTCCACGATTGGGACAGCAAGAGCTGCGACGTGGAGATGGCCCTCGCAGACATGGAGGCCGATTTCGGCCCCATCATGGGGCCGCTCATCCGCACCATGTCGGGCGGTATTCACATCTGGACGAAGTGGGTCGCCGGCATCCTCAACAGCGCCTCCAAGCTGCGCCCCGGCTACGACGTGCGCGGGGAGGGTGGATACGCCATCGCGCCCGGCTCGCACGGCTACATGCTCGAGCGCGATGTCGAGCCTGACGAGCCGCCCGAGGCGCTCATCAACGCCCTTCGCAATGCCAGTGGCAAGCCGTCCCTGTCCGTCGTCGGCGGCACGGACGCAGGCCTCACGCCCGTCTATCAGCGCACGGTCGCCGAGCAGGTCCAAGCGGCCCTGCAAGAGGGCTCACGTCACGACGCCGTCGTCCGCCTCGTGTGGATTTACGTCCAGCGCGGGTTCTCCATGGACGAGATCCTTGCGCACGCTGACGTGTTCTCGCGCGGCAACGGCTGGTCGATCCCCGAGGGCCGGCGCGAGTTCAAAAAGGCCGCAGAAAGCGCCTTTAAGAAGCAAGGTCTTCCGCTTACCGGCAAGATCGAGCCGGGGCCAATTGAGATTGTCAGTCTTAACGAGCTCCAGACCCGCGACCCGCCCGAGTGGCAAATCCAGGGCGTCATCCCCGAAAATTCGCTCGGCAGCTTCTACGGCGACAGCGCCACCTTCAAGACGTTTAACGTCCTCGATATGGCCCTGTCCGTCGCCTACGGCGTCCCTTGGCAGGGCACGCCCACCAAGCAAGGCCCCGTCATTTACGTCGTCGGCGAAGGTCAGAACGCTTTTGCCCTGCGTGTCCACGCCTGGCGCAAGGCGCGCGGCCTCTTAGGCGTCGACGCCCCGTTCTTCGTCATCCTCCAGCCCGTCGCCATGGGTGATCCGAAAGCCGTCGCCATGGTCGTTCAGGCCGTCGAGGCGAAGGGCATCAAGCCGGTCCTCATGCCCATCGACACGCTCGCCCGGAACTTCGGCGCGGGCGACCCCGACAAGACGCAGGACATGACCGCCTTCGTCGGCGGCCTGGACGCCCTCCGGCTCAAGTTCAGCACGACCGTGCTGGTGGTCCACCACAGCGGCAAGGACGCCGCCAAGGGCGCGCGCAACTCGTCTGTGTTGCGCGCTGCGGTGGACGTCGAGATCCGCGCTGAGCGCGAGGAGAAGGCCCAGCGCGTCAAGCTCATCAACACGAAGCAGAAGGACGGCGAGGAGTTCCGCGACATGTGGCTGACCCTCGACCCCGTCGAGGTGACTGACCCCCGCACGGGAGAGGTTACGACGTCGCTCGTGGTGCGGGGCGACAGCGCCGATGACAAGCCCGTTCCCATGGCGAAACCAGGCGGACGGATGGAGGCGTGGGTCCTTTCCGTGCTCGCCCAACGCGAAACTTTGACCCTCTCCGAGATCATCGGACGCGACCCTCAGGTGGACAAATCCAACGTCAAACGCGCGCTGAGGGGTCTTTTGGAAAAAGGGCTCGTGAAACGCGGCGAGGGGTCACCGCAGACCTTTTGGAAAGCTGACCAATACCAACAGGATGAGCGTGAAACTGACCCCAACTGACCCCCACTGACCCCCTAGTGACTGACCCCGGAAAGGAGGGGGGGTCAGTCAGGGTCACCGGTCTATAGACCGTGACCTGACTGACCCCCTCCGACAGGAGGCTGGAGATGACCGCAGTTTTGAGGAAGCGAGTGACCCCCGGTCGCTCCAAATACGGCGCCCGAAAAACCGTCCGTGACGGCATCACGTTCGACTCCGTCGGCGAGGCCAACCGCTGGGGCCAGCTCAAGCTGCTCGAGCGCGCCGGCAACATCCGAGGGCTTGGCGAGCCACACCCGTCCTTCCCGATCGCCATAAACGGAACGATCGTTTGCAAGGTCGAGATGGACTTCGCCTATTCCGAAAACGGCCAGGCGGTCGTCGAGGACTACAAGGGCGTCGACACCCCCGTTTCCCGCCTCAAGCGCAAGCTGCTGGCGGCGGCGTATCCGCATCTGGTCATCCGCGTGACCGGCGCGGCTGCGCCCAAGCCTAAGGCCCCGCGCAAGCCGCGCTTGGCAGCCGGTAAGGGGAGGGCGAGATGACCCGCCCCCAATCCACCGCCGCATGGCAGGCGCAGCGCATCGAGCAACTAGAGGCCGAAGTCGCCTACCTGCGCGGCCAGCTCGCCGAAGCGACCGGCGACGCCCGCCAGAGCATCCTGATGAGCGAGTACGGCCTCACGCATCAGGAAGCCCGCGTGCTGGCCCGCCTGATGCAGCCCGCGCCCACGCTCGCCGCCCTTGCGGCTGCCATGCGCACGGAAAGCACGCTGCCCGAAAAGCTCGTCCAGGTGCTGATTTGCCGGATCCGCGCCAAGCTCGCCCGCGTCGGCCTCGCCGGCGCGATCGAGACGGCTGTCGGGCTCGGCTACCGCCTGACCCCTCACGCCCGCCGCGCGCTCGCCGCGGCCCTCGACGAAATTCCCGCGCAGGAGATGAGCCGATGAGCCGCATATGGGACCAGTGGCGCGCCGAGAAATGGCAAGAGCGGGCCGAGTACGGCATCGGCGGCCGCCGCCCGCCGCAGGACCGATGGTGCGTCCGCCGTTGGGTCAACGACGGCGACATGCCGTCCGCCTTCTTCGACGCAGCCGTGTGGTACGAGGGACGCCTTGAGGCCGCATCCGGCTGTAAGGGTAGCGGACCTATCGCCGAACGCGTCCAGGGCGGCTCTAATGGTCAGGAAAAGGCCTATCTGGACGCCATCCATGCCGGCAATGAGCAGGCGAGCGCACGCATGGCCGTCTGGCGGTTCGCTGAGTGCAAGCCGACGCTGCTGGTGTTCGATGCGTTATTCGAGCGCGAGGATGGCGACGACATCCTGCCAGGCCGTCCGTCCCTCGACGCGCTCGCCCGCCGCTTTGGCCGGCGCAAAGCGGCGATCAAGGCCATGGCGATGTTGTCGCTGGAGGGGCTGGCGAACTACCGGGAGCGGACCACGAAAGGGCGCGACTTGTGGGTCAAACGCGGCGGGCTCGCTACCCGTTGACGGCGGGATCAGTTTGGATCATGATTTGGTCAAGATCGAATTGATTCGCCCGCCCGGCCCCCAAGCCGCGGCGGGCTTTTCGTATTCCGCTGGCGGGCTAACCGGTCGGGGCGTCAGTTCGTTCCCCAACTTTGAGCCATAGCCCAGACCGACCCACGCCAGCGGAACCCCCATCAACCCCCATGGAAGGCTGGAAACCATGGCAAACGTCCTGAAGGTGGCCCCGCCACCAAGCGAGGCTGAACGCCTTGAACGCATGCAGCGTGAGGCCCTTGAGGCCATCAACCGCCGCCTCACCGATGAGATCGCGCCCGCGCTGCGCCAAGAGATCGTCGCTGAGGTCAAGGGCACGATCGAAGAAACGCGGCAGGCCGCGTTTGCCCACGGGCATGCGCACGCCATGAGCAAGACGTGGCGCTTCCTCGTTGCAGGCGCACTGGTGGGCTTCCTAGCGGCTGTCATGACCTACGGCGTAGCGTCGCTCAACGGTGGCTACCTCGCGAGCATGGAACGGAAGAACGACGAAATCCGGAGCCTGTTGAACCAATGACCTACACAGAAGCCGCCCGCGTGGCCGAAGAGAACGCGCGCTGGATCCGCAACAACGACGCCGAGCGCATGCGCAAAATCGAGCAGCTTGAGCGGGCGCGCGCCGTGATTGCCGCTGCGCTCAACATCGATCCGATCACCGTTGAGCCGGATGAGCCGCCGCCGGCGGACAATGTCGTCGATCTCATGAACCCCGTTCCTGTTGCAGTGGAAGGTGAGGACGCAGCATGAAGAAGACCACGCCTGCCGCCGCCAAGCCGGCCGCTAAGAAGTCGCCCGAGTTCCGCCCGGCTCCCGGCGCTGCGCCGAAGGCCGCCGGCCCGAAAAAGGGCAAGTGCTGATGACGATCAACGCAAACGCGATCATCGCCAAAGTGATCGACGGCGTTCTGTCCGGCTTCGGCATCGTCGCAGCCGTGTGGCTCGTTCGGAAGTTTCTTCCGGGCGTCATCTAAAGTAGACAAGTTTAGATGGCTAAGGGTGTCAAGACTGGTGGACGTCAAAAGGGCGTCTCGAACAAGGCGACGACTGATCTCAAGGCTGTCGCTCGTCAGTACACCCCGCAAGCCATCGACACGCTCGTGCGGCTCATGCAGCGCGAGGACAGCCCGGCGACGCAGCTTGGCGCGGTCAAGGAAATCTTCGATCGCGCCTATGGCAAGGCCACGCAGCCGATCGCGGGCGATGACAGCATGGACGCGATCCGTGCGGCTCTGACCGTGGCGTTCATCAATCCCGGACAGAATGGCCCGCGTTGAGCTGCCGGCCTATGCCCAGCAGCTTTGGACGCCGGCTCGCCACTACGCATTTTACGGCGGCCGTGGCGGCGCCAAGTCGTGGGCGGTTGCTGATCATCTCCTGATCAGCGGCGCGCAGAACACGTTGCGCGTCGGCTGCGCTCGAGAGATTCAAGACACGATCCGCGACAGCGTTAAGCGCCTGCTCGACGACCGCATTCAGGCGCTCGGCCTGCAGGGCTATTACGAGAGCACGGACAAAGAAATCCGGGGCAAGCGCAACGACACGCTGTTCATCTTCAAAGGGCTCTGGCGCAATCCGGACGGCCTGAAGTCGATGGAAGGCGTCGACCGCGTGTGGGTCGAAGAGGCGGCGCGCGTTTCGCAGCGGTCGATCGACCTGCTGATCCCGACCGTGCGTAAAGAGGGGTCCGCGCTCATCTGGACGTGGAACCCGGAATACGACCACGACCCGGTCGACAAGATGTTCCGGGGTCCGCACGGGCCGCCACCGCGATCGATCGTGCAGCGGGTAAGTTGGCTCGATAATCCGTGGTTCCCGCAAGTTCTGCGCGAGCAGATGGACCACGACTATGCCGTGGACCCGGATAAGGCGGACCATGTCTGGGGCGGCGATTACGTCAAGGCGGTCGAAGGCGCGTACTATGCCAAGGTGCTGCGGACTGCTCGAGAGCAGGGGCGGTTTACGTACATTCCGCTCGATCCGGCCTTTGCGATCCGCGCCTATTGGGATTTGGGCCGCAACGACGCCACGGCGATCTGGGTCTGTCAGTTCTCGAACAATCGCATCGCCGTGCTCGACTATTGCGAGGCCTCGGGCCAAGCGCCCGGCTATTATTTCAACTGGCTGCGCTCCAACGGTTACGAGAGCGCGCAGCTCGTCCTGCCGCATGACGGCGCGAGCATTCATCCCGACAACCCCGTGGCCATGTCCTACGAGACGCAGGCGCGGCAGGCGGGCTTTCAGGTCAAGGTTGTGCGCAACCAAGGGCCAGGCGCCGCGATGCAACGCATCGACGCCGTGCGGCGGTTGTTCCCGCGCATGTGGTTCAACGACGACGCCACACGCGTCGGTGTGCGCGCCTTGGGTCATTACCATGAGCGGCGAAACGAAGAGCGTAACGTCGGCCTCGGGCCGGAGCATGATTGGTCAAGCCACGCGGCCGACGCGTTTGGCTTGATGGCTATCGACTACAAAGAGCCCACCACCACCGCCGAAATCGCGGCCCGCCCGCGTTACGGCACGATCGCTTGAGGGTCTGACTACATGGCAATGCTTCTGGTCCGTGCTGCGCGCATCACGCGGCCAAACGATGTGACCGCGTATGCGGTGGGCGACCTGCTTGCCAACAGCGTGACCGCAGGCAGCGTTACACCGTTCACGTTCGCGCACGACAACGTGGTCCAGCCCGTGCAGGTCATGCGCTTCATCATGCGGTCGAGCAACGACACGGTCACGAACAAGAACTTTCAGCTTTACCTGTTCTCGCGCTCGCCGACCGTTACCAACGGTGACAACGGCGCATTTGCCGTCACCGGCCCCAACGGCACGGACAACCTTGGCGGCGTGTTCGGCTCATCTGCGGCCGTCAACACCGGCGCCGGATCGATCAACTATTTCTACCCCATGGACGCGGCCGGCACGTTTCAAAACGGCTGGATTCCGCAGGTGTTCACGCTGCCGTTCTACGGCTTGCTCAAGGTCAACGCGGCCTACACGCCCACGGCGCTCGAGACGTTCGATCTCACGGCCGAAGTGGACATGATCTCGTATGGCAGATAGCGCCACGTATGCCCCGCAGTTCGCCAGCCAGGCGGACCGCGAGGCGGAACTGCTGCGGCTGCTTAAGGGCGAGGAAAACGACGCCCTCGGCTATCGCCAGAGCGAGCTGCAGCAGCAGCAAATCGACGCGCTCAAGCACTTCTTTGGCGAGCGATACGGCGACGAGGAAGACGGGCGCTCACAGGTCGTCACCCGTGAAGTGTTCGAGACGATCGAATGGACGATCCCGGACCTCATGCGCGTGTTCGCGGGCGGGAATAACGTCGTCTACCTCGAAGAAACGAGCCAGCAGGACGCGAAGTTTGCGCGGGATGCGGCGGATTATCTCAATTGGGTCTTTTTCACCGACAACAACGGCTATGAGATCCTGCACGACTTCGCGTTCGACGGTCTGCTGCACCGGCGCGGGTTCATGGCGTGTTACTGGCGCGAAAAGGAGTATTACGCGCCGGAGACCCTGACCGGGCTTAACATCGCCCAAGTGCAGCAAATCGCCAACGATCCTAACCTTGAGATCGTCGGACAGGACTTCGATAACGAGACCGACGCCGGCGGCATCAGCTTGATGGTGCGGCGCGTGAAAGCGTGCGCGCGGGTCGAGATCGTGGGCGTCGCGCCGGAAGACATGCGGCTGAACGGCCGCGCGGTTGATATCGACAGCGCGCGCTATGTCGGCCGTGTCGTGCGTATGCTGCGCGGCGAGGTTGCGGCCATGTGGCCCGACAAGGCGCAGCAGGTGCGCGAGTACAGCGGCTCGGCGGTATCTGGCCCGCAGAACATTCGACGCGGGTCGGACGTGCGCATGGTGCGCTTTAACGATCAGAGCGACGACTGGCAGGCCACGGGCAACAATCCGGCGCAGCAGCTTGAGCTGCTTGAGGAGTATTTGCGCGTTGACTTGAACGGCGACGGTTATCCTGAGCTGATCCGTTCGTACCGCGTCGGCGATCTGATCCTTGAGGAAAGCGAGGTCAACGAGAACCCCTTCGGCTCGTGGACGCCGATCCGCGTCCCGCATCGGTTCTGGGGCCTCAGCATGCACGACATCACAATGGACCTGCAGCGGCGGTCCACGGTGCTGACGCGTGCGGCGCTGGATGCGGTGTATCAGAGTGTCATCAACCGCGAGGCGTTCGACAAGAACCGCGTGAACGTTGATGCGCTGTTGGCCACCTACGCCGGCGCGAAGATCCCCGTCGACGGCGACCCTAGCAGCGCGATTATGCCGCTCACGGGCGGGCTCGATACGGCGAAGACAGCCTGGGACGCGCTCAATCAGTTGACCGCGACCCTTGAGAACCGCACCGGCGCGACGCGGCAGACGCAGGGCGTTGATCCCGACGCGCTGTTGAAGGGCGCGCACTCGGGCAAGGCGATCGACCTCCTGCAGACGGCCGGCGCCGCGCGCAAGGAGGTGATGGCGCGGAATATGGCTGCGGGCCTCGAGCGCTTTTTCGGCAAGCTCTACCGGCTCATCTGCCGGCATCAGAACGAGCCCATTCAGACGCGCATCGGCGGCAAGTATGCGACGTTCGACCCGCGCGAGTGGAACCAAAACCTGCGCGTCCACATCCACACGGGCACGGGTACGGGCAACCGCGACCAGACCGTGGCGGGGCTTAACCTGATTGGCCAGGCGATGCAGGGCTTTGTGGAAATCGTGGGGCCGGACAATCCGGTGATCACACTGCAGCATCGGTATCGGTGGTTTGAGGAGCTGTGTCGCGCGTTGGGGTATCGCAGCGCCGAGCCGTTCGCGGCCGAGCCGCCGGATGTGCCTGTGCAGGGTCCGGACGGTCAACCGCAGGTCGATCCGCAGACGGGCCAACCGGCGACGAAGCCTTGGACGCCGCCGCCGAAGCCCGACCCGAACATGCAAAAGGTGCAGGCGGACATGCAGGCCACGCAGGCCAAGATGCAGTCTGACACGCAAATGGCGCAGCTTAAGCACGGCCTTGAGCAGCAGAAGGCGCAGGCCGACGTGCAGATGCAGGAGCGTCGCGCGCAGGCTGACATGGAGGTGGCGCGCTACAAGGCCGAACTCGACGCGCAGCTTGAACGCGACAAGGCGGCCATGGAAGCGCAGCTCGCGCAGCAGAAGCTCGATGCCGAAATGCAACTGGCCTACGCCAAGCTGCAGGCCGAGACGCAGTTGGCGCGCGAGAAAATGGAGATCGAGGCCGAGGTTGCGCGGGAAAGCGCCAAGCTGAACGCCAAGGCCAAGGCGGGCGAGAGCGTCGGCGAGGACGACGACGCGACTCTCCCCGCGTATCGACCCGGCGGGGCGCTCGATGAGTGACCGCATCGAACGGCTGCGCGAGATGCTGGCTGACGCGGAAAGCGCGCGCCGCATCAGGGAAGAACCATTCTGGGCGAAGGCCTGGACGGAAATCGAGCGGGAGTTGCTTGGGCGGCTGCTCGACCTTGGACCTGACGATGATGAGGCGCGCTGGCGTCTGTCGCAGGCCATCAACGTGACGCGACGGCTGCGAAGCCTTGTCGAGTCTGAAGGGGCAACGCGGGATCAGATCATCCGTGAACTGGACCGCTTAGAGGGCCGGGTTATGCCGGCTGTTGCATAGGGAATAGCGCATGTCGGATTTGATCGGCGAAGATGCGTCCGTCGTTGCGGCGACGCAAAAGATCCTCGCACTTGGCCCCGCGGCTTGGGGCGATGAGGCGCCGGCTGCACCTCCGAAGCAGCGCGAAAACCGTCTCGACCGTGACCCCATCGAACGTGAGACCAGCACTGACCTCGCCGACGCCGAACAGGAACAGGCCGAGGCGCAGGCTGAGCAGAAGTCGGACGACAAGGCGCCTGCCGAGGCTGCGGATGCCGACTTCATCGAAATTCCCGGCGAGGAAGGCCAAGAGGCGGAAAAGGTTCCGCTGGCTCAAGCCGTGGAGGCAATCAAGCAGATGCGAGCGCTGCAAGGCGACGTCGCGTCGGCCGTGAACAAGGCGGAGGCCGAGTATCAGGCGAAGGTCGATCAGGGCTTGAGCGAAATGGCGCGCGTTTATGACGCCGTCATCAACCAGGCGCGGACTGTCATTCAGTCCATGCCGACGCCGCAACCCCCGGATCGGTCCCTGATCACGCAGGATCCGGAAGTCTATCAACTGCTCCTGCAGCAGTATGAACATCAGGTGCAATTGCTGAGCGCCGCGGAACAGCGCGCACAGCAAGCGGCGGCCGAGCAGGCGCAAGTGCGCCAGCAACAGGCGGCTTTGCGCATGCAGCGCGAGAACGAGCGGCTGGGTCGGTACATTCCAGAATGGAAAGACGACAAGAGCCGGGCGGACCTCGCGTCGCGCATGAGCGATTTCATGGCGAAAACGTACGGGCTCGACGAGGCGACCATGAACGAGGTCGCTTTCGATCACCGCCTTGTTCGCGCCATGCACGAACTCATGACGCTCAAGGCGCAGGCCGTGAAAGCCCCTGAGGTTCGCAAGGAAGTGCAGGAGAGGGCCCCGAAGATCACGAAGGCCGCCCCGTCGCAACAACGCGCGCCGGACGGTCGATTTGTGAGCGACGCGGCGAGGCAGTTGAAGGAAACCGGCTCTGAGGACGCGGCAGCGCGTTTGTTCCTGACCGACCCGAGGTTCAAGTCGCTCTTTGCATGACGCTCATCACCACCAACGATGAGGTTATGAGATGACGAACTATACGACTTACTCTCAGATCGGTATTCGTGAAGACCTCACGAATGCTATCTATGACGTGACCCCACTCGATTTTCCGTTTCTAACGACGATTCAGCGCGGCGCCCCCGCCAAGAACCGCTTCATCGAATGGCAGACGGACGTGCTGGCCAGCGCCTCGACGACCTCGCAGGCGATCGAAGGCGCGGCGGCTTCGTACAGCACGGCGACGCCGACGGTCCGGCTGCGGAATTTCACGTCGATCGTGCAGAAGAGCATCGAAGTGTCGGGCACGGCACAAGCGGTGACGACGGCGGGGCGCGAGGAAGAACTCGCGTACCAGATCGCCAAGCGCTCAAAGGAAATCAAGCGCGACATGGAAGGCCAGCTCACGCAGAACATCGCGTCGCGCGCTGGCTCTACGCTGACGGCGCGTCGTGCTGCGGGCTATGAGGCCTGGATCACCACGAACACGTCGCGCGGCACGGGCGGCGCCAACGGCGGTTACACCGCTGCGGGCACGGTCACGGCGGCGACGGACGCTTCGTCCACGAACCAGCGGACCTTCACGGAAACGCGCTTGAAAGCCGTCATTCAGCAATGCTGGTCTTCGGGCGGCAATCCGAACCTCGTCATCGTGGGCCCGGTCAACAAGCAAAAGGCATCCGCCTTCGCCGGCATCACGACGAAATACACGGACTTCGGCAATGCGGGATCGTCGACCAGCCTGACGATCGTCGCCGCCGCAGACATGTATTTGAGCGATTTCGGGAAATTGAAGATTGTCCCAAACCGCTTTAGTCGAGAAAGGACGGCGATGGTCATCGACCCGGAATACTGGTCGATCCATTACTTGCGCCCATTCGCGGTCAACCCGATCGCCAAAGTCGGGGACTCGGAGCGCAGGCAGATGCTCGTCGAGTTCACGCTGTGCAGTCGAAACCAGCGAGCGAGCGGCGTGGTGGCGGATCTGACCGTTACTTAGGCCTAACCGGGGCGGCTTTCGGGCCGCCCCATTATTTTCAGCAGCAGGAGAGCGACCGCAATGGCGGACGAGAACGACAACGGCGAAGACCCGAACATCGAATTGGCTCCGATCAAGCGCGGACCGGGCCGGCCGCCGAAAGAGCAGGCGCCGGAGCCCAAACAGGACGTGGCGACCGCGCTCAGCAAGGTCCTGGCGCAGGCGCTCGGCGAGGCTGTTGGGTCACGGGAGCCGGAAGTTCGGCTTCCGGACGATGCGCGCGAAGTGCGGTTGAAAGCGAACAGACCGTTCCACGTTGCCGCAGAACATCTCGCCCTGTCGCAAATCCAAGGGTCGGTCTACGGCATGGACGGCATGGGCCTGCAGGTCGAGCAGAACCAATCGTTCGTCGTGCGGCCTGGTCCGCATGTGGACTACCTGCTCGAGCACGGCTTCGCGCGGCCTGAGAAGGTGCAGCAATGAGCGTGCTTCTAGATGTCGACCCGTGGGGCGGCGTGCAAACGATGTCCTACGACCACGTCACCGGCAATTTGACGATCGCGCACACGACGGACATCCAGGCCATCCTGGACAACAACGCCGAGCTGGCGAACGGCTTCCAGAAGAAGGGCGACTGGTGGCCCGTAGCGTCGATCCCTCTGGTCGTGCTCGCCGACTGGCTCAAGGAATACGAGACGGAAAGCGGCCGCACGATCGGCGATCCGTTCTCGAACGACGAGGACTGGAACAAGTGGGTTTACGGCCGCCTCGACAGCAATGAGTTTTTGAAGCTGCGCACCGGCCATTTCAGGATTGGCCGATGAACGAGCGCGGGATCGATAGCGAGATCGAGCGCCTGATCGAGAAGGCGCAAGAGGCCGTCGAGGTCAGCGATTGGGGCCGGGTCATCATCACGTGTGATGAAATCTTGCGCCGTGATCCGAAGCAGGAGGATGCGCTGTTTCTGGCGGGGACGGCGTTTCTGAGCGGCGCCAATCCGGGTCTGGCGCTGCAGATGTTCAACACGGCGCGGCAGGCGACGAGCGATCAGCGCAAACTGGCGGCGATTTGGAACAACATCGGCGCGTGCTTGCAGGACAACCACCCGGACGAGGCATACAAGGCGCTGATGAAGGCGCTGGAGTATGGTGAGCCGCGCGAGACCTACGACAACCTCTGCAACGTGGCGTCACAGATCGGCCGGCACGCTGAGGCGCTGGAGTGGGCGGACAAGAGCGAGCAAGAGAGCCGCAAGGATGCGAGCTATAACCGCTCGTTTGCGCTTTTCAGCCTTGGTCGCTGGAAAGAGGCGTGGGCGGCGTTCGACAAGGCGGTCCCCAACCGCGACGGCGCGGCTCGCTCGTTCGGCTTCCCGCGTTGGAATGGCAAGTCGGGACGGCCGGTCATCCATGGGGAACAGGGCATCGGCGATGAAATCCTGTTTCTGTCCATGCTGCCGAAGGACTTCGACGGCGTGATCGAGTGCAACGCCCGCAACGTCGGGCTGGTGCAGCGGTCGTTCCGCAATGCCTCCGTGTACGGCACGATCGGCGAGAACGTCATCGACTGGTGCGAGATTGAAGAGCCGACACACGAAATCGAGATGGGCGGGCTTGGCACATTGTTTGCGCCGGAGCCGTACCGTCGTGGCGGCTTCCTGAAAGCGGACCCCGCTAAGGTCGCGATGTTCAAAGCTTGGCTCGACGGCGCGGCGAAGAGCCCGATCCGCATCGGCGTGGCGTGGACGGGCGGCTCGTGGAGCACGGGCCGGATGCGCCGGAGCCTGCCGTTCGAGGATGCGCAGCGGCTGCTGACCATTCCAGGCGTGACGACGGTCTGCCTTGAGTATGACGACCGAACGAAACTGCTCGAGCCCAGGAAGCACGTGCTCTATCCGAAGTGGGCCGTTCAGAAGGGGGCCGACATGGACGACCTGGCGGCGCTGGTGTCGTCGCTTGATCTCGTGATCGCGCCGACGACCAGCATCGTGGATTTGTGCGGGGCGCTCGGCGTTCCGTGCTGGGCCATGGTCGATGCGCATCCGCAGTGGCGATACTCGCCGCTCGCCGGCAAGGATCAGATGTGGTTTTACGAGAACGTGCGCACGTTCCGTCAGAAGCCGGACGAGAAGACGTGGGGTCGTGTGGTCAACGAAATCCGCAAGGCGATTGCCGAGCGTTGGCCGCAAGAGAAGGCGGCATGATCGAGCGCCCCGACGTGTTCGTGCACCCGATGGCGGTCGTGCATGACGACTGCAAGATCGGCAAGGGCACGAAGATTTGGCAGTTCGCATCGATCCTGCGCGGCGCAGAGTTGGGCGAGGACTGCACGGTTGCGAGCGGCGCGTGTTTCGACGGAAGCCGCGCCGGCAATCGCACGATCCTGAGCCACAATTTGGCGGCGGGGCCGGGCTTTTGGCTGGGCGACGACGTGTTCATTGGCCCGAACTGCTGTCTCGGGAATGACGCGTGGCCTCGAGCGCGCAAGGACGGGTTCGACGTGCGCGCGTTTGACGGCACGCGCTGGGCGATCGTGATCGAACACGGCGCGAGCGTTGGTGCGATGTCGATGGTCCTGCCGGGCGTCACGATCGGCAGGAATGCGATGATCGCAGCGGGCTCGGTGGTCAGCAAGAACGTTCCGGCCAATCATCTGTACGTGAAGGGCGTGTGCAAGCCGATCTTGCGCGAAGCGGATCGGATGCGCTACGCGCAGGAAGAGTTCGGGTTGGTGCGGCAATGATCACTGTTGCCACGCTGCTCTGGCAGTCGAACGCGCACAGTCTGCCCACGTCCTGCTGCTATGACGAGACGTGGGCCGAGAAGCTGTACCGCGGCTTTGCGCGCAATCTGACGCAGCCGTTCCGGTTTGTGGTGTTCACGGATAGGCCGCGCCGGTTCGGCATTCCGATTGAGCAGCGGGCCATCCGCGAGGATCCGCCGACCTATGCGTGCTGCCTTGAACCGTACCGCATGGACGTGCCCATGATCCTTGTGGGGCTCGACACAATCGTGACGGGCAACATCGACCACCTCGCCGAGTATTGCCTGACGGCGGACAAGGTGGCGGTGCCGCGTGATCCGATCTTCACGGATACCGTGTGCGACGGCGTGCATCTGGTGCCAGCGGGCTTTGCGCATTGGTACGAGGAGGCGGCCGGCGCGAACGACATGGAGTTCATTCGGTCCCGCAAGGATCAGGTGAACGTCATCGACGACATGTGGCCCGGCCATGTGCGCTCGTATCGGTGCGACATCAAGCCGAACGGCTTCGGCGACACGCGCATTGCGTATTTTCATGGCGCTGAGAAGGCCCATGAGATCATCGACCGTGAGCCGTGGGTTCGGAGGCACTGGCAGTAAATGGCGCTGACGAACTACGGCACGCTCCGCG